ATTTCTTTTAATGTAAATGCAACAATAGCAAATCCAACTGTTTATTTGTTTCATAGTGGCAATAACATGAAAGATAGTCTAGATATTGTCTGGCAAGCAAATACATATTCAAGGATGCCAGTTAAAGCAGATGGTTTTAAATATTCTGGTAAGGGTAAACTTCCAAGACCAACTTTAACACTTTCTAATCTTTTGGGAACAATAACTTCAATATTACAGCTTACAAATCAAACCACAGCATTATCTGATCTGGCAGGGGCAAAAGTTACAAGACGAAGAGCATTGAGTAAAGACCTTGATGAAGTAAATTTTCCATCTGATATAAACCCATATAAAAGTGGTTCTGTTGATCCTTCCGCAGAGTTACCAAGGGAGGTTTATTTCATTGAAAGAAAAACTATCGAAAATAGAAACATTGTACAATTTGAGCTTGTAAGTAGTTTTGATCTGTTTGGTGTATCAGCACCAAAAAAACTTGTAACAAAAGCTGACTTTGCAGGTGTTGGAACATTTGTTAATTTTTAAATATGACTTGGAAAAAATCTTTTATAGAATATGCCAAAAAACAAGCACCAGAAGAGGCTTGTGGTTTGCTTGCCATTATTAAAGGTAAAGAAACCTTTTGGCCTTGTAAAAATTTAGCAGAAGGAAAGTTTGAATTTTTTATTCTTGATCCTGATGATTGGGCAGAATGTGAAGATACAGGAGAAGTTATTGGTGTAATACATAGCCACCCTGTAGGGGCTGCAACACCATCAGATACAGACAGGGCAGCTTGTGAACATCTTGGGTTTCCATATTATATTTATAGTATTGAGCATGACCATTGGGAATCTTTTGAGCCTACAGGTTGGAAAGCACCTTCATTGATTGGTCGTAGATGGGTATGGGGGAAACAAGATTGTTGGAGTATAATTTCTGATTGGTATCTAGAAACAAAAAATATAAAGTTGAAAGAATGGAAAAGACCAAAACGAATTAAAGATTTTATTGAAAACCCTTTATTTGAAAAAGGTTTGCCGATTACAGGATTTAAAAAACAAGAAAGTAATAAAAATATAGAAGTTGGTGATGTTTTACTTTTTGAAGGGGAAAAAAATTCTCTTAGTCATGTTGCTGTTTACATTGGTGATATGACGATTCTAAATCATAGTATAAAATCTTTAAGTTGTAGAGAACCTTTTGATCTAAGCTATCAACAAGCACTTAGAGGAGTTTACAGATATGCAGCTTAAAAAAATAAAAGTTTATGGAAAATTAAGGCAATTTTTGGGCAAGTCATATTTTATGGCTGCGGTAAAATCACCACAGCAAGCAATGAGTTTTTTAATTGCAAATTTTGAGGGAATACAAAAACATATGAATGATCAGATATATAAGATAAAAATGGGAGGCAGGGTGGTTACAGAAGAATATTTGTCAATGTCAGGTCAGGGCGATATACAAATTATTCCTATAGCAATTGGAGCAAGAGAGGCATTTAAAATTGTATTGGGTGTTGGTGCTGTAGTTTTGGGGGCTGGTGTTCCTGTATTAGGTCTGACTATTGGTTCTGCAGTTGCACCTGTATTTACAGCAATAGGAACTTCAATGATAATAGGAGGTGTTACTGATCTTTTAGCTCCACAAAATCCAATACCTGATGTTTCAAGTGTAAGTGATATTGATCCATCTATCAGAGGTTCTTATTCGTTTAGCGGCATACAGAATGTCAGTTCCAGTGGTGTTCCAATTCCTATAATTTATGGGGCTGTCTTTAGTGGTTCAATTATAATAAGTTCAGGAACAGATTCTACCCAAGTAGTTAAGAGCATAACCTGATGCCAAGATTAGTTGACGATCAATTATTTGGAGATAGTAATAGAAAGGTTGTTGATCCTGACCTTATAGACGGAGGGCTGCGTAGTAAACAATTTGCAACCGTATTAGATTTGCTTGGATATGGAGAAATAGATTCAATAATAGACGCTGGCGGTGATGGTACAAATACTTTCAGAAAAAATGTGTTTCTTGATGGCACACCATTAATGAACGCAAATGGAGAAGAAAATTTTTCTGATGTTGAAGTTTTTTTTAAAAATGGTGCTGATGATCAAACAGCATTACAAGAAATAAATGCAATAGAAAATACTATTCCTGTAGGGGTACAAGTTACAAATTCATCTTCTGTAACAAGATCAATTACAGATACTAATGTTGATAAAGTAAGAGTATCAATACAGATTCCAAGCCTACAAGAATTTAAAGATGATGGAGATATTATTGGTGCTGAAGTAAAAGTATCAATACGAATTACAGAAAATGATGGAACTGTTAGTGATCCAGTAGAAGCCAATCCGATAAATGGAAAAGCAACAAGTCCTTTTGTAAAAGACTATGAAATAAAATTTCCTCGAACTGAAACAGGAGATGTTGATCTAAATTTCCCTATTAACATAACAGTTATTAGAAATACAGAAGATGGAACAGATGCAAAATTACAAAATTCTACAAATTGGCTGTCTTATACAGAAATAAATACAGATACAAGTGCTTATCAAGGTTTTGCTTATGTTGCAATAAGATTTAATGCACAGGAATTTCAAAGCTATCCAAAGCGAATGTATAGGGTCAAGGGGACTAAGATTCTTATTCCAAATTCTAATGATTCTGGTAATGTATCGGTAGATCCAGATACAGGACGGGTAATTTATCCTGATGGATATATTTTTGACGGTACTCTTAAAACAGACAAAGAATGGTGTTCCGACCCAGCATGGGTTTTATATGACATTTTGACAACAGATAAAGGTTTTGGTGGTGCGAATGGTGTAATTGATGCGGACACTTTAGATGTTTATAGTTTTTATTCTGCAAGTGCTTATGCAAGTACTTTAATTACTGATCCAATTACAGGAACAACGGAGCCAAGATTTAGCTGCAATGTAATTTTAAATCAAAAAAATAATGCCTATTCCTTGATAAATGATTTATGTTCTGTGATGAACGCCATGCCATTTTACAGCAATGGTTCTCTACAAATATCTCAGGATAGACCAACTAACATTACAACAAAAACATCTGACCCTCAGTATATTTTTAATAATTCAAATGTAACAGAAGAAGGTTTTACATATCAGGGTGTAGGACAAAGAACAAAATATACAGAAGTTGAGGTTGCTTATTTTGATAATGATACACAGACAATAGATTATGAACTTGTTACAACTGAAAAAATATCAGCATTATCAGATTCAATCTCAAAATTTGGTGAGACAAGAAAAACCTTAAAAGCTTTTGCCTGTACATCAAGAGGTCAGGCAAATAGATTGGGACGTTGGTTCTTGTATTCAAATTTAAAAGAATCTGAGGTTGTATCTTTTACAACAACACTTGAAGCCGGTGTAATCGTAAGACCTTCTACAATTATTGCTATTGCTGATTCCTTAAGGGCAGGGGTTAGAAGAGGAGGTCGCATTAAATCCGTTTCAAGTGCTACAATTACAGATCCAGATACAGGAGCAACAACTAACACAACCGCTATTACTGTAGATGATGCAAATAATACTGATTTGACAACGACAAATGCAGCAACATTGTCGGTTGTTTTATCTGATGGCTCTGTAGAAAGTAGGTCTATTCACAGTATTACTGATACTACAGTTACACTTTCTTCTTCTTTTTCTTCTGATCCTTTACCGAACAGTGTTTGGGCTTTAGAAAATACTGCTGTTGAATTTCAAATTTATCGTGTAGTTTCTATTGAAGAAAAGAATGACTCTGAATATACAATCACAGCAGTTATTCATGATATTAATAAATATTTAGAAGTTGAAGATAATAACCTATCTGCCGAGCCAAGAACAATAACAACTTTATTAAATGAAAAACTTTCACCAAGTAACCTAACAGCAACAGAGCAAATAGTTGCACTTAGTAATAGAGCCGTATCAAAAATATTTGTGGCATGGGAACCTGTGCAGGGAGTTAAAGAATATTTATTAGAATTTCAATATGAAAATGATAATCCAGAAAGGCTAAGGGTAGCCAGACCAAGCTTTGAACTTTTTGAATCAAGATTAGGTTCTTATACTTTTGCTGTTAAGTCTGTTAATACATTAGGCAAATTAAGTGCTAATACATCTCTTCTAACTTTTAATGCTGAAGGAAAAACAGCCTTGCCAGCAGATGTACAAAATGTACAAATTGAACCTTTATCAGATCAATTTATAAGATTGCGTTTTGATAAATCAACAGATGTTGATGTAATACATGGAGGCAACGTCATAATTCGTGGATCTAACCTGACAACTGGTGCATCTTTTACAGATTCTGTTGACGTTATCCCAGAATTATCAGGTAATGTTAATGAAACGATTGTACCCAATATTGTTAATGGCACATATTTTTTAGCCTTTAGAGATGATGGTGGAAGAATTAGTGCCAACGCTGCGTCAATAAAAAATATTTCAACACAACCTGATTTATTACCTAAACTAACAGTTTTAACGGATAGAGAAGATACAGACAGTACACCTTTTAATGGTGCAAAAGTTGGTTGTTTTTTTGATAGTAGTTTAAACGGTCTAGTTCTTGGTCTTGAAAACACTATTGATGGTGTTTCTGATTTTGATGCCATAGAAGATTTAGATTTATTAGCTAACTCAGTTGCTACAGGTGGAACATATGCTTTTGCAAATACTTTAGATTTAGGTGGAAAACAACCACTAATCCTACAAAGACATATTGTTACTAAGGGATTTTATAACAATCAACTTTTTGATGATAGAAGTGAAAATATAAATACATGGACTGATTTTGATGGTACAACTGTTGCTGTTGATGTGAACGCTAAGCTTCTAGTGGCAACGACTGATTCTGACCCTGATACTTCTACTGCTGGTACTTATGCAATTTCAGGGACAACCATAACTATTACTAAGTCATCCCATGGATATTCTGTTGGCAGTTTTGTAACTGTTGATTTTACCTCTGGTACTGGTGTTGATGGCGATTATGAAATACAAACTATTGATACTAATACTTTTACGCTTACTTCTGCGACATCTTTATCTACAAGTGGTAATTGCAATTTTAGTGCAGAATTTAGTCAGTTTAACCCTTTTGTAAATGGTAAATATATTGCAAGAGGTTTTAAATTTAGATGTGATCTTTCTACAAAAGATATTGCTCAATCAATAGAAATTGAACAGTTAGGATATAAAGCACTAATAGAAAGCAGAACAGAAACAAGTCTAGGTAATGCAGGGGCTTCTGCTGGTGGTTTTATTGCCTCTGGCACTTCAACAAAATCAGTGACCTTTACAAATAGTTTCTTTACTGGTCAATCAGGTACTAGCGTTGCAGCAAATTCTGTCTTACCATCTATCGGAATAACAATAGAAAATCAATCGCAGGGAGATTTCTTTGTTTTGTCAAACATAACTGGAACTGGTTTTGATATTGATGTAAAAGATTCTGGTGGTAATAATGTTAATAGAAATTTCAAATATGCAGCAACAGGTTTTGGGCGTGGAAGTTAATTTTAGGATAGTATATAATTAAATAAAATTTTGTATTACAAATGGCACAAGCTTCAGATTATACAATAGACAACTCTACGGGTGCTAACGTCAGGGCTGATATAAATACTGTTTTACAAGCGATTGCAACAAATAACTCAGGATCTTCTGCTGCAAGTACAACCTTTGCAAGTGGGTATTTTGCTAATACTTCTACAAATATGATGCAACTAAGAAATACATCAAATAACGCTTTTTTGGATTTATTTACTTTAGCTGGTGGCCCTGCTTTTCCTGTTGATGGAACAATAAATTCAGTAAATATAGGTAAAGGTGCAAACTCTGTTTCTAATAACACTGTTCTTGGAAATGGTGCTTTGGATGCTGCTGTTACTGGAAATAATAATACTGCCATTGGTAAAAATGCTTTAACAACAAACACTTCTGGAGCTACTAATACTGCTGTAGGTTCTTCTAGTTTAGAAAATAATACAACTGGATCAAATAATGTTGGTTTTGGTACTGGTACCTTGACTGCAAATACAACTGGAAACAATAATGTAGCTGTCGGTAATAACAGTTTAGATGCTAGTGAAACAGCAGGTAACAACACTGCTGTTGGACATGAATCTATGACAACAACCACAACTGGTTCGAGCAATGTTGCCGTAGGGTATCAGAGTTTAAGACAACAAACAACAGGAAGTAATAATACAGCATACGGATTTCAAGCAGTTTATACAAACACTACAGCCAGTAACAATACTGGAATTGGTTTTAACGCTTTATTACTAAACACAACTGGAGCAAATTTAACAGCCGTTGGCGCTAACGTTTTGGATGCTAATACAACGGGCAGTAACAACACCGGAGTGGGTCAAGATGCTTTGGGAGCCAACACTGAAGGTGGTAACAACACAGCAGTTGGTAAAGACGCTTTGAAGACTAACACAACGGGATCTAGTGGAGTCGCTATCGGCTATAGAACCTTGGACGGAAATACTACTGGCAGTAATAATGTGGCTATTGGTGGTGATTGTTTAGGGGTTTCGGAAACTGGAAGTGATAATACTGCCATGGGTAGTGCCGCTGGAGCAAGTGTTTCTTCAGGAGGTAATAATTTGCTTTTAGGACATGATGCTGGTAGGTCTGGTTCCCCTAGTGGTGAACTTACAACAGAAAGTAATCGAGTTTGTCTTGGAGATAACAACATTACTAATGCTTTTATAAAAGTTGCTTTTACAGTTACTTCTGATGCAAGAGATAAAATTGAAGATGGTATAGTTTCTCATGGCTTAGATTTTGTAAATCAATTAAAACCAAAATCATTCTGGTTTAGAAAAAATCGTGATTCTGATGAAAAAACAGGTGATAAAAGATATGGTTTTTATGCACAAGATATTCTTGCTTTAGAAGGTTCTAACCCTGTGGTTATTGATAGTAGAGATTCTGATAATTTAAAGTATAAAGGTGAACAGTTAATACCAATTCTTGTTAATGCTATTAAAGAATTATCAACAAAAGTCACAGCCCTTGAAGCAGGGTAAACTGTAATTAATTAATTTTTTTATTATGGAAGAAAGAACCGCAGATGAAATCGCACAAATTTATACCGCTGCTGGTGATAGCGTTACTTTGATTAATGCAGATGCAAGTTATTCAGCTTACACATCAAGAACAAACTTTGATGATACAGAAGCGGAATGGAAACAAATGATAGAGAGAAATGTAAAACATCTTGAAATTATTAAGGCATATAAAAAAGTAGATGGCACAACATCTATATGGACAACTGAATCATTTACTGCTATTGATGCTGCTATAGAAAAAGGAAAAACACTATACGCTTAATTTATGGATTTACAAAAATTACAAGAAACAAAACAACAACTTTTGTTAGAAAAAGAAAAACAGCTTGCAAATTTATATGAAATTTCTGGTGCAATAAAATTGTTGGATCAGCTAATTTTAGAGATGCAAGCTTCTGAAGAAAACCAGTTATCAAAAACAGTGACACCAAGCTAATGGCAAACCCTGCGACATATAATATAACCATTCAAAGAAGAGCGGATCATTCTTTTGATGTAAATTTAAAAGATAGGAATGGTGCTAATGAGGACTTATCTGGAAAAACAATTTTATCTCAGATATGGAAAGAAGATAGGTCTTCAAAATTAGCAGATGTAACTATAACTGTCACAAGTGCTTCAGGTGGCAATTTTACATGGAAAGTAACTGACACTCAAACCACAAGCATGACAGAGAATATTTATAAATATGATATTTTAAAAATTGAAAGTAGTGGTGATAGGGAGTATTTTTTAGAGGGTACAATATTTATGTCTGAAGGATCCACTTCACAATGACTTCTGTTAATATTACTGAAAATGAATATAAGGTCACTGTAACTGAAGGTGATACTGATCTTGTAACGGTAACAGCAGCAGGTGGTTTAGAATTTTTACAAACAGGAACTGGCGCAGTAAAAAGAACTGTAGATTTAAAACTTAAAGAAATTGTTTCTGTTGAGGATTTCGGTGCTACTGGTGATGGTTCTACTGATGATACAACTGCAATTCAAGCAGCTTTAGCAGCATCAAAGCATGTTGTCTTCCCAGCAGGTACATACCTTATAAGCGATAAGTTAGATGTTACTTTAACAGATGCTTATATAGAAGGTTTAGGAACTGTAGAAATAAAACAATCAACATATCCACAGCATGTATTTTTTATTAGTGGCGATAATTGTACGATTAAAAATTTTAAATTAACAGGTGTGCCAACAAAAACAGAACTGTCTACAGCTTTAGCTGATAGATATTTCGGTGAGGTATTAAGATCCAAAAGTTCTGCAATTTATCTTTACGCCGCTGATGATCTTGATGTAATTGATTGCGATATAGAAAAGTTTATTAATGGAGTATATTTTCATGGTGGTCAAGATGTTAGCTATAAAGCTGCATTTGCTACTGGAGATAGAATGACAACTACAACTTTTCAGCTAGACTCCAGTGATCAAAAAGCAGATGATTTTTGGCAAGGTGATGCAATAAATGGTTTTGGTTATATAAGGATTCTTTCTGCTGATGGTTCTACAAAATTTGTTAGATTAAGTGATTATGCTAACGGAACTAATTTAGTTACTTTTGCAACCGCTCAAACAGATATTACTTTAACTGGTTCAAATACATGGTATTACATTTTAAGAAAAGGTAGATCAAAAAATATTCTTGTAACTGGATGTAGATTTAATTTAATTGATTTTGGTGTAACTGGCTCTCATGTAGAAAATTTAGTGGTTGAAGATTCTGTTTTTGAAACGATTGAACAAACTCAACAAGATAATGCAAGACCTCATTCTATATATTTAACTGGTGGTGATAACAAAAGAGTAAAGGCATCTGGATTAATTACTTATAATTGTCGGGCGGGTGATGCTTACAAATTTCTTGCTGTTGATGGTTTGTTTCTTTCTGATTTAGATGCTTTTAATTCTAGGGGTACTTTTACTCTAGAGGGTTGTATAAATGTAACAGGTAATAACTTAACTTGTTTACTATCTGGTCAATTAGACCCTGCCATAGATACTGCTGCAACGTCTGATGTTAGTGAAAATACAATTGGAAGTACCGCTCATGGTTTAACACAAGGCACAGCAGTAATATTGAAAGGAATTACAAATACAACAGGTATAAGTAACAATATTGCATATTATGTGTCTGAAACATCTTTAACTACTAACGCATTTCGATTAACAACAAGTTCAACAGGAGCGGCAAGCGGTAATCTTAGTTTTGGTGGAACTGATGATACAAATTTAGAATTATATAATGTTACTTATTTTCAATCTTTTTTAGGTTTGATATCCGCTTCAAAAAATTTATATTTAAGTGATTTAACTTTATCAATAGATGAATCATTTGATCAAACAGAGGCAGATTTTAGACCGCAAATTGTAAAAATTCTTGGACAAGCAGACATAGGCAGAGGTGATCTTGGAACAATGTTGGCTTCAGCAACAATCGCCCCAACAGATATAAATATTAAAGATATAGTAGTTGATGCTTTTGGTTACACAGGATCAACAAGAGGTGTATTTGCTGATGTAAATGACGAAACAAGTGATACGGCTTTTAAAACTACAAAATCTATCTTTGAAAATATAAGTATAGTAAATGGTTCATCAGGAGATTTTAATGCTGTAAGAGTAGTTCATGGTGACAACATAACTATTCGTTACCCATCTTATACTAAAGGTGATGTCCCAAGTACAAAACAAGTTCAATTAAATAGTGGATGTACAAATACAACAGTTGTTTTTCACCCAGATCAAACTGATTTTACGTTTACAAATGAAGGTGGAACTACAAACGTATTATTAAATGTAGCACCACAAGCCAAAGGCACATGGACTCCAAGTATTACAGGCACAGGTGGTAGTGCAAATACACAAAATATACAATTAGGAGAATGGACAAAAATAGGTGATTTAGTTCACCTTACTTGTCGAGTTAGTATATCTGCAAAAAACGCAACTGGGGCTGTTTCAATTAGTGGTTTACCTTTTGCAGCGGACACAATGGATGCGAGTAGTAGTGCTATTTTTAGTCAGTCTGGAACACTTGGTTTTTATGAAAATGTTTCTTTTACTAGTGTTCCTGTAATATTAACTCTTGCTAACGCTGCATCAGCTATAAAAGTCCAATACTCTAATACAGGAAATATAACAGATGTAGATCATGCACAACTTACAGCCACCAGTAGATTTGATTTTTCTTTTACTTATAAAGCAGGCAGTTTTACTGACTTCACCCCTGCATAAATTTTATGTTTACAAAGATAGCAAATATTTTATCAATTATTTCATTTTTGATGGTCACGTCAATGAGTGTAGGGGCTTATTTAGCAATTCAATATATGAGATCACCAGAATTTGAACGTAATCTTAAAAATAAAATTATGGGTGATCTTAAAGATAAAATGAAAGATGAAATACCAAAGCAGTTACCAAAGTTTAGTGGGCCTTCTATACCTTTATGATTTTTAATTTTATAAAAAAGTTAGTTAAATATTACATAGACAAATTAATAAACTGGATGCGAATGCAAAAGTTTAATTTAGAACTAGATAATGAAATAAAAGAATTTCACAAAAATTGGTTAAAAGAAAATGAAAAAGAAAAGCCAAAAATAAAAGAGGTTGGAAAATTTGGTGAAGATGGCTGGTCTATTTCTATTGGTGATGTAGATAAAGATGAGTGAAATAAAAATACCAGAGATATCTTTACCAACTATTGACATACCAAAATCACCATACTTTATAAAACATAAATTATCTGGAAAAATACCGGGTTGCAATTTAACACATAGAGATTTAGAAACAACGCGTAACCCATCGTTGTTATGGACCGATAAAAACGGCACGTTTTATAGTTGCCCAGAGGGTCAAATACCATCTTTTGATCCTATTAGATTTGACGCTAATAAAATTATTTTTACAGAAGAAGCACCTGTAATAGAAAATGTAAAACCACAACAAACATCAATACCAAAACCTAAACCAAAACCAAAAAATAAAACAATAGAACCTCCACCATGTCCAGATTTATCACGAGTATTGCCTGTAGGGTCGTTTACATCAGATTTAAGAACACAAAGGATTATTGATTATAAACGTGCTAATAATGGGGTAGATTGCGTACCTATTCTTGAAGAAGTCACTTTCGTTAAATCG